ATAGTTTAAAAAAATAAGGAGCACTATCTCTAGCACTCCTTACATATAATGTATAACAAATTGTTTATTACTTATTTACTACTATATTGCGAACCTAGTTCGACTAGTCTCTTGTAAGGCTTATTATAAGCCTTAGCAACAGGAAGATTAGCAACTAATCGAATAGCTTTACGAATACTGTTTCTCATGAATTTCTTTTCGTTCTTTTTCATTTGTCCAATAATTTACTTGGTTCAACATTTTGTCTACGAAGTCTATTAGCAAGAACGCTAATATATTTATGCATCCATATTAATTGTGCTTTCATATCTTCTCGTTCTTCATCTTGAAGAGTTTCAAAAATAGAATTAGTATTAATGAAACTTGCAAGTTTATTAATACGATCATCAAGTTCTTTATACTCATCAATCATACGTTGAACATGAGAAGGATATTTATCTTTTTTAGATTCGGTATTAAGACCATACTTAGCCCATTGAAGAACAAATCCAAGATGTCCCCAAAGACTATTAACAACTTCTTCCATAGCGTATTGTTTTCCAAGTTCTTCGCTGTAATTCTTTGGGTCAACACAAGAAGAATGACGAACTGTATCAAAGCCAGTAAGAGTATGAGCATTAACAACAGTAGTCTTTTCACCAATTGTTATTACTTCTACATCGGTAATAAAGTTTTCAACATCTTCTTTAAGAACTTTAGTACCATCGTTATCTTTTGACAATTTATAATAAGCTGCATCAGCTATATCTTTTGGTGTCCAACTTTTATATCCATCCAGATAAGTAACTTCATAACCTAGTTCATTATCACCAAGACTTTCAAGTACTTTATAACCTTTTATACGAGCTTCACCACTAAACATTGGTTGAAGTTCAACCATTTTAATTCCAATTGCTTTCATTTAATCTAATTTTAGAGTTAATATTTCGCCGCATTCGGGACAAGTTTCAGTAACAGTATCACCTATTACTAATGTCAATTCTTTATCTTTTTTATCAACTATATTGATTTTAGATTGACAATTAGGACAATTGTAATAAAATACATTGTCTTTAATATGAATATTTGTTTCCATTATTTTAATTATTATTCTCCTGTACTTCCAAATCCACCTGCACCACGTTCAGTAGAACCAAGTTCTTCAAGAGTTTCAACTTCATCCCAAGTAATCTTTTCACGACGACGAACAAGAAGTTGACAAACACGATCACCTACTTTATAAGGACATGCTCTATCTTCAATAATTCGATCATACTCTTCTCTTGCTTTAATAAGAATATCGGTTGCTTCTATATTATTGCGAATAGTTTCTCCGAGACTTTGTCCAATAAGACCAAGAGATTTATAAAGATGATTAGAAGTACGATTCTTAAAGATAACAAGAAGTTCGCCTCTATATCCACAATCGAGAGTACCGGGATTATTAGGCATATAAACATCTGTTTTAGTATTGCTACTACGAGGACGAAGTTCCATTTCATATTCTTCGGGAAGAGCAAAATGAAGACCAGTATGGATAATAAATCTATCTTTTTCTTCGTCATGTTCTATACTCTTAGCATAGATATCGCAACAAGCATCGCCTTCTTTACCATAAACAGGCAATGGAATAGACTTATCTTCACGCCAAACTTTAACAGATACATTATCAATGTCTCGTTCTAGTTTATCGAAGAGTTCATCTTGAGTTAATAAACCACTGTTAAATTCAATAATAGCATTAGCTATTGCTTTACTTAATTTACTCATTATAATTATTGTTTTTAAATTTATGATAAGGACAATCAGTTGGAGTACTAGGTTTTCTATAACAAGAAGTAATAATAGTATCGTTACTTCTTTCTAAGCATGTATAATGTTTATAGAAACAACCTTTTTCTCTCTTTACTAAATGAACACAATTACCACAAGTTCTTACTTTCTTTTTATTCTTCATATCTCACCATTTATATATTTAATAAACATAATAACACTACATATAAACATTATTATATTAATAACTGGAATATAGTATAACAAGAATATAGTTAATAACATTAATAACGTTGTTTCACTAGGAGCTGTTCTTCTGCTACTAAATATAATAAATTGCATGATAGCTTCCAATGCTATGAATAACATCGGAAGCTGTATGAAGAACATTTGGCTAGTAATTCCAAACAGCATCAAGCGCATAATTAAGAGCTTTAACACCAGTATTGAAATCACCTTCAAATACAGTATTCTTTAGACGAATCTCTTCATTCTTATATTGCTTTACATTACTGAAATATCCAGTAACGGCATTATAAGCACCGTAAGCAGTTCCAGCAATTTGACTTTGAGCAATACCCGAATGATAGTATTCATTAATGTCACAAAGAATACCAAGTTTTTGTTTACTAAGACCGACTTGTTCAAACGTTACGAAGTCTTTCTTGAATAACGGTTCATACAAGTTGTTCTCGTCTACAATCTCAAATTCCTCCCCCGTAAGGAAAGTCATTGATAGATATTTCTTAACATCAGCATCTGATACTTTAGTATTAAACATAACAGCATACATTTCTTTTTCTTCTTCAACGCGTTTACCTGCAATACCAAGTATTTCGGGAACAGTTAGTATTTTAGCATTAACGCCTTGATTATGTCTAAATGATAAATACATATTAGCACTTAATCGAGCAGAATGTAGAGCATTCATACAAGCAACTCGAATAGGAGTTATCATCATTTGGACAGCAGAACCTCCATCATGACTATTAGTAAATACAAAGTAATGATCGATACTATCTTTGATATTACCAATTTGCATTTCTTGATTTATCTTAGCTGATAAGAATATCTTCTGACCATATCCAAAGTATCCAGCTCTATCTAGTTGAACATCTTTTCCAATAGCATCATTAAAGAAGTTAAAAGCTACTTCGTTTTGAACTACTTCGTAGCGACTTTTAACTTTCCCAAGAGGAATATTAGTATCAGTACGATAAGTAGCGAATTCAGTAGGAATAGTAACGAATTCATATCCATTAACGATATTAGGAATAAGAGAACCGTCACGATTAACTCCATTAGGAAGAGCTTCCATCTGTGCAGCAATAGGACATTTAGCAACTATATAATTAAGTTTAGCTTTCTGAATAGCTTCGCTCATTGTAGTACAATCGGAAATATCTATTCCAATCTTTCCTCTCCACGGAATACCACCAGTCTTATATTTATAAGCAGTGTTTCTATAATCAAAGTTCATAATAAGTTATTTAATAAGTTATTTAATATATGTATTCTTTTATTGCTTCCATTGCTTGACGACGATTACAGCCATAAGTATCCATAATCTTTTCAATAAGTTCTTCAATCCAATCTTCTACTTCTAGCATAATACTTTATTTAATAGTTAAACTTGTTTTTGTTTCAATATCATAGATATGTAAGTTAGCATTCGTATCAAGATGCGTTTTAATAAGAGATGAAGTAACTTTGTGTACAGTATTTACTTTATGTGGATGTTCATTAATCCATTTAACGAGAGGAAGATTTTCTTCTTTAGCAAGATCGCTTAAAGAAATATTAATAGTAATTTCAGCAGGAATAGCAAGAAGATCATCTTTAGATACTTCGATACCTATTTCGTCTTTATCAAAACTTTGATTAGCAGCTTCCAAATCAGCAATCTTATATGCAGTTAATTGAGCAGAGATTACTTGAGCTAGAAACTCTAAATCAAGACTATCAAGAGTAGATACTTCGTCTAGATATTCGCCAATACAATAATAGAACTCTTTAATTATATCAGCAATAAAAAAATCTTTAGGACTATAACTATTAACGTTACGACTAAATAGTTTATAAGTAGGAGCTTCAATTACTTTGTTTCCAGACTTACCGGTAGTACCGAACATAAGAACTGCATCAAGAACTAGATTCTTAAGTCTTTCAACAGTATTATTACGAGTCTTTTGAATCTGATTAACTCGATCTTTCTCAGCCTTACATTCGTTAACGTCATTACTATAACGTCTAATAACTTTTATGTAACTGTCTAGCTTCTCCTTTAAATGATCTTCTGAGATTTTTAGTTTCTCAATAAGTTCATCAGTTGCTTCACCTTCTTCGAGTTGCAAGATAATATCCTGCAACTCAGAACTAATTTCAAATAGATTATTACTCATCTTGTTTTGGTTTAAAAAAATGGTTTTGTTTTAGTAGAATAACAATAGAAACTTTAGGACATTCCATAGTTCCCCAACGTTCACAATTAGAACATTTGGGAACTACTTTTTTATCTTTTATCTTTAATAGCTTCTTTAATAGTTTCTTAATATATTTCATCATATCCTTCTCTAATTAATTTATTTTGTTCAGATATGGCTTTTATAATAAGTTCACGAGCATTCCAAAGACTTTCAGCACCAATACTTAGATAATAATGTTCTAGCACTTTATCGTTAGACATATTTTGAAAGTCTACAATATGAGGGGTAGCCTTAGTAACATCATTAAATTTACTAGTAACATTATTCAATAGATTATATAATTTACTACGAATAATTACATTATCTGTATTATTCTGTCTTATTCTAGCAATAAGAGCAGGAATTATTTCACCGTTTTGCATTTCTATGAGTTTTCTTATTCTTATTACGTTTATGTCTCTTAGCAATTACTTTATGATTATTGCCTTTTTTAGTAGAACTTCCTTTATAATTATTATCATAAAGAGTACCTAATTCAAAAGCTTTATCATCAAGAAATATATTATAAGGATTATCAAACTTCATTTTTATCTAATGATTTAATATATTTAATAGCTTCATCACGAGAATCACACAGCTTATCTAATTCAGTACTACGCTTCCAACCATCTCCTTCATTAGTAATAACAGTGACACCATATTTACCTTTGAAGGTTATACCATTGATTATTTTATCATAACGTCCTCGCCAATTATCTTTTTCAGAACAACTTAGTTCTACAATATGATTACCAACAGTATAATAACTATCAACAATAGGAGTAAAGAAATTACTTCCTTTAACTATACTTTGGAATATCTTAGCTTTTTCCATATTTACTTCCAGTTTGATTGCGACACCATTCAAGATTAGACCAATGATTATTAGCACTATTACCATCTTTATATCTAACATATTTATATACATTAGGTTTAGGATTAGGAACAAATGCTTTAGCAACAAGAGTAGCTACGAATAGCTTAGAACTTACACCATTATTAAACAATGTAACATGTGGTCTTTCGCAACCTTTACCACGATACCATTTAAGAGGTCTTCCTCTATTAATAGAGAATACTTCTCCATCAGGAGCTACACTATAATTAGGAAAACCTTTTATTTCGGCATAGACTTTAACAGTTTGTACTTGTGACATTAGTAATAATTAGTTTTAGTATTGAGATAACGAGCACGTCTAGCAGCAGATACAAAATTGTATTTACGTCTACGACTTGCAATATGATTAAATAAATCTTCGAAAGCACTGAGATTAGGATTACGTTTTATCTTACCATCAAGATATTTATCAACGTATTTACTAAGATGTTCTCTACTAATAACAAGATAAATAGGACAAATAGATTTGCCAAGATTGTTAGCAGGACGTCTAATTACAATATAATCTTTTCTATTCTGTTCCATGATTTAATGAATGTTTATA